AGCTGGAGTTTCTGTAGCGTCACGCTTACCTCACGCAGTTAGTACGTTAAGGGCGGAGTTGATGTGCGCAACCCTGTCGGCGAGGCCAATTATCCCACCGTTTATCTTTTTTGTCATCCCTGTGAAGTCCTTGGCGTCGGCTTCTTTGTTTAAACTGCGCTTGTTCCAAAACCAAGCTGCGGTCAGGGCTGCGTATTCTTTGGTCAGAACGAGGTCGGGATCTTTGACGAAGTCAACGCCCAAGGCGTCTGATGCCAATCGGTAGTTGTCTTTGCCGGTCAACTGAATGAGTCCTCGACCACGGAACTTCCAGCCATCACCCTCATCGGTGTTGCCCATCCGGCCAGAGTAGACCTTGTTGGCGATCTTCTCGGGCTGGCGATGGAAAGGCTGGGCCTCCGCTTCAGACGGGAACCGGCTTGGCCATGTTGCGTTTAAACCCTTTGCACTGTAATTCAGGTTCTCTTGCAGCGTCTTAAAGTTGGCAGACTCATGGGCGCATTGACCGATAAACGCAGCTTGGCGCTCAGGGGTATTGATCTCAAAGCGGTTAAACGCCGCCGTCAGCGGCTCAAGCCATGACGGATCGATGTGCATTTGCTCAAGTTGGTCTTCAGTCATTTCACTGGTCCTGCCTTAGAAAGAAGGTCTGTCTTGGCCTGTGAGCCAGCAGATGATCCAAAATAGTAAGCGATGATGCCCGTCCAAGCTGTGCCAAGGCTTCCTAGCATCATTAAGATGGCAGGGTTGGCGCTGTCTACTTTACCGATAAACATCATCACCATGATGCCAAAAAAGCCCACTGTGACCGTGGCGGCAAGGATTGGCGGCATCAAGCTGCGGGTGGTGGCCTGCATCTCCCGCGCTGACTTCCTGTCCTCGACTTCCAACTTTTCAAAGTTGAGGCCAAGTTCTTGCGCTTGCTTTTGCAATTCGATCTCGGCGATCTTGACTTGAGCAATCTGCTCTGCTGACAGCTTGTTGTTGGAGATCAGGTCGCCCACCTTGTCAGGGTCTACGCCAATAGCCTTGCTGATAGCCGACACGGCCATCCCCGCCAGTGGGCCACCCATCGCCGTGGCGATTGTGGGCGCGATTTGTTTAAGCCAATCCATTACTGTTTACTCCTTGAAAGCATGGTTGCTGCGATTTGAAGCATGGCGCGGGTGTTGTCCATGTCTTCAGGCTGAGTAGCCCATCCGACTGTGATCTGCCCAACAAACCTGCCCGGCTCCGGCGGAACACTGATGCGGCACGTATAGGTAACGCCCTTGGCGATGTACCACAAACCCATCTCCGACTGCGCTGACTTGTACTCGCTGCACGGGATCTCGTTTGCCATGAGCTTGACCACATCCGAATTGTTGCCTGCGTTCTGTGTAAACAGCCCTACGTCCAGCCCGTCGTTTGTTTTATCCCTGCCGTCCTTGGCGTAGGCCCGGTGCAAGATGCGCGTGCCAAACATCGAGTTGACCTTAAACACCGCCACGATCTGTGCGCCAGACTGTTTAAACAGATGAGCTGCTGCGTCTTCTACGCGGTCTTCAGCAATGCTGGGAATCTTTCTGGACTCCTTGTACGCACCGATCAGAAGCTCTTGGTTTGTATATACAAAGTACCCTGCAAAGGTTAGGACGGCCATGAGCACCATCGCAAACAGACGGAATGGGCTGCTGACATACGCCAGCACCTTGTCAACTAGGTTTAAACGCTCGTCGCTCATCTTTGCTGCTCAAAGATGCCAATGGTAAAATACAGGATCACCCCGACCAAACTGAAGAAGATGACCGCCAGCAAGGCCAACTCAACAACCTCGTCCATCTCTTGTTTGCGCTTGACCGCAGCCTCGCGTTCACGCCGTGCATCATGGGCAGACTCCACATCCATTGCTGCTGCTCTGGACTTAATACGGTTCCAGACATCTATCTTCCCCGCCTGCATGAACAAGAGCTGTAGCTCATCTTCAAACCGCTTGGCCTGATCCAGCGCCATCTCAATCTGGATAGCCGTGCCCATTGAGGACTTGGACTTCTTGGCCTGAACAACAGCTTTAGTAGCCGTAGACTTCGCGTCAAAGTACTTGCCCAAAACGGGACCGAGCGACGACACATCGTCCACGGTCTTGCTGACCTTCTTGATGAGCGCAACCGCCGCCTGTATACCTGCCAGCGCTGTTAGGGGGTCAATCACTTTCCGCTACCTTCTTAGGTTCAGGTTTGCCTTTCTCACGCCACTGGAGACACCAAACTTCTTTGCGATCTGATGACCACGACCACCTTACACACTCAAATACAGGCGCGGGGGCTTGCACCACAGGAATCGGCGGCAGGGCGTCCATGAACGTTATGCCGCTATGTTAATAACGGTATTACGCTGGCTTTGTGGGCCACACAATATCAGTGGGAAAACCAGACTGCTGAGGTACATCCCGCAGTGCCTGACGGTAAGGTGCCCACTTGTCTTTGGTTGCTTGCGGCACGTCAGCGGCTTGTGTCCAGTCTGTTGCACCAAGTAATTGATCACGCTCGGCACGGGCTTGTGCAGCTAGTTGTTCGGTTGTTGGCGGGGGTGGGGGGGGTGGTGGGACATATTCAGCAATTACCCCATACTCACCGGTTAATGCTTTAGTCCAAATCTCTTTAATGTGTTTATCGGGGCAGTGTGCGTTTACACCAGTTGGATGTGGCTCATCAAACTCGGCATATTTTACTAAACATTCTATGACGGTTTTTTCTTCATCACACCATTTTAAATTTATAACTGATTCAATTGTAAACATAATAGCTCCCATTAAGAAATGCGAACATATAGAGCGGTCCCATATATGTTGTAATAGTTTTCTCCGTCATTTATATATGTGTATATATCTCCCCCACTACTCATTCGTCGCCACGTGCCAGACAAAGAGGTCCCACCACCGCCATAAGTAGCGTTAGTACGATAGTCTTGATTCCTTGTTGAACTTCTATTCGTTTGAAAAGTTTCATTTGTGTTGTTAACACTGTAGTTATATCTTAAACTCGAACCCGCAACTGTTGCGCCGTACGCTACGTTAGGGCCGCTAGCGGCTCCCATCATGTAAATCCCATAAGTACCAACAGCACCCTCAGCAGTTGATGTAGGTGTTGCTGCCGTTGTCATTGTTGTAGCGTCATTGAACGTAAGTGTTGTTCCGCTTATTGAAATTCCCATGATTTATCCTTTAAGGTGTACCGCCAGCAGTAATATCTGCCAACGCAATGAAGTTGCCCGAAGAGTCCATTGACGCAATTGTGGTTGCGCCGTATTTGAACAACAACTTACCGCCTGATTCTACGATTGAGAACCCAGCCGTAATTAGATTCACCGCGTTTGTCGCGTTTGTCGCGTTAGTGGCCAATGTAGCCGTCGCTGCGTTACCGCCGATGCTTAGACCTGCTGCGGTTCCGGTGATGTTTGTTCCAACCAAAGCAGTCGGCGTTCCCAGAGCAGGAGTTACCAGCGTGGGGCTTGTGGCAAAAACTGCTGAGCCTGTACCCGTTTCGTCAGTGAGCGCACCTAGCAGTTGCGCGGATGTAAACGATCCGAGAGAAGTTGCAGTGCCAACTGAAGTGATTGCGCCGGTCAGATTGGGTGCGCTTGTGCTGTAAAAATTAGTTCCGTCACTAAACACCAATACCTTACCACCCGCAGGAACGGTGATACCTGCGCCCGCTGCGGTTGTGTTACCCAACACCGTGGAGTTGTAGATTGTCGCTGTGTAAGCGGTGGTGTTGTAGATGATGTAGGTCTTCTCCTGCGGTGGAGCGTATACGTTGAAGGCTGCGGTGGTTGTGGTGGTCAGTGCAATAACGGCATTTCGCGCTTGGTCAGGCGCACCGTCCAGCGCAGTAAAGGCTTGATTGGCCGAGGTAACGGACACCGCCACGTACCCAGCAATAGCCGACTCAATGATCGTGCCGAGGTTGGAGTTGGTTGTGGTGTTCCATGTACCGGCCTGTTCGCCAGCGCCAATCAGCTCAATCCGTAGCGAGGGGGAGTAGGTGCTTGCCATGTTAAATACCTTTGGTCAATTTTGCCACGGTTTGCTCCAGCGCGACAACTCTTTGGGCCAATTGAATACAAGCCACCAATGCGGCGTTGCCGTAGGCTACAGACAGCTTGCCATCTTCACCCATTAAAACCGCCTGCTCCAACAACTCTTGCAGAGATTGAGCAGAAACACCGACCTGCGTAAGCTCAATGTCCGTGCGGTCATAGATACCATGCTTAACCCCGGCAAGGCGGTCTATAAAGTTTTCTGGCAAGTCGCGCCAGTTGGTCTTCAAGCGCTCGTCCGAGTTGGCCGTCACCGTACCGCCGCAAGTCAAGTTTGTGCCGTTAAAAGTCAGGTTGGAAGAGCCAGCAAAAGCGCCAGCATTGTTGTACTGCACCTGTGTGTTTGACCCGCCGGGGGTTGCTCCTGCACCACTAGATGCGGCTGTAATCAAGCCCTTGGCATTTACCGTAATGCTGGCGCTAGTGAATGAACCTACGTTTGAGTTGACGGTTGCCAGTGTGCCTGTACCCGTTACAGCAGCAGAACCATCAAAAGAGCCGCTCGTATACGCCAAGTCGCCAGTGATGGCAATTGTGCGGCCCGTTGCTAAAGTTGTGGCCGTAGTTGCATTGCCACTCAAGGCGGCTGTAACAGTGCCTGCGGTGAAGTTTCCGCTTGCATCACGCGCAACAATTGCGTTGGCGGTGTTTGCTGATGTTGCTGTAGTCGCTGAGTTGCTAACTTTTGACGCCGTAGAAATTGTCGCCAGCTTGGTGTCCACAATGCCAGCAGAGGCGTTGATGTCGTCATTAACAATCACGCCAGAAGCAATTGATGTCGCATTTCCAACCGAGGTTACATCTCCGGTCAAGTTGGCGTTGGTGGTGACATTACCAGCGGTTAAGCCTGAAGCGGTGCCTGTCAGGTTGGTGGCTGTGCCGCTTGCTGGTGTTCCTAATGGCCCACCCGTGTCAAGTATTCTGACCCAGCTACCCCCGTGAGCAAAAAACATTGCCCCATCGGCATGGCTGTGAGCCACAGCACCATGAGAAGTAGACGCAGACGGGAAAGCCGCTTGATTAGCGTAATAAAACGGAATCATACTTCCGACTTGCGGCGAAGTAATTGCACCATCGTCGGCCACAGTTACTAGACTTGTCTGAATTATGTTTCCGGCTGTACCATCAAATCTTACAAGAGCGTTGTCTACGGGGGTAATGCTGCCATTTATGTCCCCGTATATAGCCCGCTCAGACGGATAAGTAATAAATACGTCTTTTGTGCCCGCTGCAAAACTTAACGCGGAAGGCTGTGTTCCCGAACTGTTTGACAGCACTGTTGTTCGAGCCAGCAATGTGCCTGAAGCTGTGTACGTACCAATCCCGACCTCCCACTCAGATGTGGTTTGACCGGCAATGGTGTAATAGGTGGTGTTGGCGTTACCAACTACCGCAAAAGACTGAAACCCCGGAGCAGCGCCGAGAAGCGTTACGGTTCCAGTGCCTGCCGTGGTGGTTGTTTCTTTTACGCGGTCTGCAAGTACGAGTGCCATATATGTCCTTAATCTGTCTCAACCAACGCCCAGTTGGATGTTTCCGCATTATTTACCAGAATCCAATAAACGGCGATTACATTTCCAGCCGCGCCCGATGCTTGAACCCCAGACAACGCTAAAGACCTTGCAGCAAGCCCAACCGTGCCGACATTTCCTGCCGCTGCGATGCCTGTTAACGCAAATTCTTTACCGGGAGGCATGGTGCTAACCGCACCGGAAGCCACTACGCCCGTCAAAGCCAAAATTCTTTCAGCAACCCCCAGCGTACCAACTTCACCGGAACCTGCCACACCTAACACTGCTACAGATGGGCTTGGAGTTACAGACCCTAAAACACCCGAAGCCTCTACACCAGACAGAGGAACGCCAACCCCGTTAACCATGCCATCAGCCGCAACGCCCGTCAAGGCAATTGAGCGTTCCGCCCCAATAGACCCAACACTGCCAGATGCTATTACACCTGTTAAAACTTCTCCCTTGTTTCCATCAAGAAAACCAACCGCTCCAGATGCAGCTACGCCCGTAAGAGCAATAGTAAGAGCCGGGGTTACTGTGCCGACTGACCCTATAGCTTCATCGCCAGAAGTTGCATCCGACTCGTTGTAGATCACTGTCCCAACTTCGCCAGAAGCCGCTACACCTGACAGCGCAACTACTACACCACCATTTGTAACCGTGCCAACATCCCCAGACGCAACGACGCCCGTCAGGGCAACGACGACTACGTTTTCGCCAAGCGCAGCAAACGGGGCCTCTGCAAAAGCGGATATACCAAACATGGTCTACGGCTTACGCCGCCTCCGCTTAGGTTGTTGCCAAGCGAATTAACGCAGCCGCAGTTGTGTTGGCAGGCATTGTCAGTGTAAACGTGCCAGCCGTGATGGTTTGGGAGCCAAACGTGTGAACGCTGATAGCCTTGTTGCTTTGAGTCGAGTTATAAATTAACACAGCGTCGAACGCCGTAGACAGTGTCACCGTGGTGTAGGTGATTGAAGCTGAAGGCGTAAAGAACGCTACACCGGCAGTTGCCGATGTGTTAGTTGATGTTGGAGCCGTAGCATTCGTTACCGTTACGCCGCCCGCCGTGTAGCCCGTACCGGACACTTCGTTAGTTGCCGTATAGGCAGTAGTAGAAGCGTTCATGGTTGCCGACGCCAAGTACAGAGCCGCTTTAAGCGTGTCTGTCGTAGGGGCAGTCAAGCTGCCGCGTGAAGTAAGAGTTGCGGTACCAAGTTGATGCTCACCAAGCATAAGCTGGCTCATAAACGAAGTGCACATTGATTGGGTATTTGCCATGATATTTCCTTAAAAAGATGCCACTGAACTAGTGAGCGTTGCTGTTTTCTTCAGTCGAACATGCGCGGATCGATGTACAAGCTCTTCGCCCAGCCAGTACTCAACCCACGTGGTGGTTTCGTTGTCATTATCCACGCTGCCTTCCCGCTTTTCAAGCAAGGAGTCGTCCATTTCGCCTTTGGTTGTGTTTACAAGCATGTTGGTCCTTATGCAATACGAATTAACGCAGATGAAACTGTGTTGGCTGGCATCTCAACAACAAAGGTGGTGGTCGCCACCTTGACGGAGCCGAAGTCCAATATGGCAATCGCTTTGTTGCCCTTGGTGACGTTATAGATTAACGCGCCTCGAGCCGTGAAATTGGCGGGGTTCCATGTGGGATTGGCAAAATCTACAAAGGCTGTTGTGCCCGAGGTCTCAACCGTAACGCCTGTCAACACATTGCCACCGGCTGTGTAGCCTGTACCGGATGTCTCACCTGTTGCCGTGTAAACAGTCGTGTCTGCGTCAAGGTTGGCTGTCGCCAAGTACAAGGCCATCTTGAGCGTGTCAGTGTCGAGGTCGTGAACACCCAGCAAAATATCTTGCTTAAAGCTTGTGGTGAGTGTCTGGTCAAATGCCATATCAGATCACCTTTTGCTTGTACTGACCATCCCGATACGCATCTCCGCGCTCGAGTCC